AACTCCTTTAGAGTCCATTAAACCTTCAATAGATTTAGCAGCACCTTGTACTGACACATTGTTCAGTAATGGGTTACTGTCAGACATTTAAGTCCTCCTATGGTTAAGCTGTCTTTCGACTTGGCTTTGATTTAATCAAAGAAAAAAAATTTCTTTGCTTATTTCAACCTTGATGGTTAAAATTTTGTTTGGCGTTGTTGTTTTCTAAAATCTTCTAACTGTTTCTCTGCAAGTTTCCCTGTTTCAATTACAGTTTGAAGATGTTGTTCTACTTTTCCAACAACATTATAAGCAATCCAGAGTTTTTCTCTAGTATCACTTTCTTTCGCACCAGTTTTTTCAAGTAGTGCTTCAGAATAAAGTTTTTTTAGAGAATCAACCGCCTCTATAAAAATTTTATTCTCCAGTATCTGTTTGGCTTGGTTGGATCGGCTGATTTCCACCGACCTGTCCGCCTGGTCTCTGATTTTCATCTAGTCCTTGTACTTGTTTGCTAAACATATTAGCAGATTTTTGGGCTTGTTCAATAATCTTAGTATCACTTGCCATCATCATCTTATCTAATTCTGCATCAGCTTTAATTTTTGTAGTATCTAATTGTGTATTATATTTTAATGCCATTTCTTTTATCTTAGCTTCAAAATCTAAAGTCATTTCTTGAGTTTTTTGATTTAATTGTTGAGCTTGTAATTCAAGATCAGCAATTTTTCTCTTATTCTCAGCATCAATTCTAGTAAATTCTATTTTTTCAATAGGAGTTAATGGTGGTGGTTGTGGTGGAGGCATCATTTGTTTGCCAATATCAGGATCTACAAAGTAGCTTTCCACATTTTTAAGTCCAGCATTCTCAATTACTTTTGATAAAGTGTTGTAAATATTTTTTAGAGTTACCATTGGCATCTCTTTTCCGCCTTGTAATTGAAATGCTTGTATTTGTCTTTCTAAAATACTGTTTAACATTACAGTTTGTTGTTCTTTAGAACCAGTTCCAAGTCCTACTACAATAGAAATATTAAATTTATCTTTCCATTCTGTAGGTTTAACAGGAACATATTGGTTGTTTAACATAACTACTCTTTCTCTGTCCTGATATTTAACCATTAGTTCAAATATTTTTCTAAATAAATCTTTAACACCTGTTTCAGCAAATATTCTAGCAATTAATTCTGAACGCATTTGAGTTTGCGTCATCAAAGTATTTACACCAGTTGCAGTTTTTGAATTTAAAGTATCTGCATCTAATCCTTGAGCAGACTTTGTAATTCCAGTTCTAGCTTCTCTTACTGTATCTAGGTAAGATAATAATGGAAATGCCTGTTGTGAAATTGGTTGAGCAGTCATTGGTTGCATCACTTGATTTGGTGGTTGCTTAGTTCTAACTACACCACCTGGTCTAGTCGTTAAAAGATCATCCATATTTACCATGCCATCCATGATCGCAACTCTATTGTTATTAGTTAAATACATATTGTCTAATAACTGACGCATAACAGTTGATTTCATTAATTGAATATCTTCAACTAATTCTGAAACTGATCTTCCATAAAATCTGTGTGGCATTGGGATAGGTGTTACAGTTACAAATGGAACGCTATCGCAAGGCATATTTTCTAACACCATAGAACCATCATCACCTGCTGAAACTATTTTTCTAAGTTCTGCAATACCATCTTCATCATAATCATATTTTACATAAGATTCATAAATTAAAACTTTTGTATTTTGACCTTGAGTATAATTATCTACTGGATATTCATCTACATCCCTTTGTCTAACCATGTCTTCAGTATTATAAATATCATCACTAGATGCAGGAAGTTCATTTACTTCATCTTCATCATAACCCATAGCAACTAGGTCTGATCTTGACATTAAAACTTTATGCGAAACAAAATCAGCATCATCAATTGATTTTGCATTTCTATCAATTAAAAATTCTTCAGGTGGAACTGATTCAATTTTTATCTTACCAGTTTTTTTAGTTCGTTTAATTTTACAATTATACAAAACAAAATCTGGAGTTTCCATTTCAGGCATTTCCAAACCTTGAGCTTCATATTGTTCTATAACTTTTTCAAATTGTTCTTTAGCATCTTCATCTTCTATTTCTTCTTCTTCAATAATTTCTATTTCATCTTTAGTATCAGATAATGCTTCTTTATCTTCTGCTGATAAATTTTGATAAGTTTCAAATTCAACAGACTCAGATTCATCCCAGTATATTTTTAAGAAACCATTTTTTTCAATCAATGCGTCTTTGAAAAAATTATATAATAATTGAAAACCATTATTGTCTTTGTAGAACACATGATTTAAATATGCAGTTGCTTGTTCAGCTAAAGGTACATCTTCCGCAGTTACAGGTTCGCATCTTACTACTTTATCTGATGCAGTAAAAACTCTAAGTAGGTTTGGCAAAATGCTTTCAATGGTATCTGAAACATCAGTTGATACTACCTGACTACGACCATCTATTTCAGTTCCAAGTTTATCCCCTAAATAATATTCAATAGATTTTTTTCTGGACTCAGAAAGGTTTCCCCCTAAATATCCAAGAGCATTTTCTATATGATTGCCAAGAAGGTTTTTTAGTTTTAAATCGAATTCTATTTTTTTATTTGCCATATTAAACTATGTAGTTTGTGTTCACATACACTTCTTCATTCCAGTCGGTCATCTTACCACCAACAAAGGTACACCCATATCTAAAAGCGTCTGCTGGATGACTTGCAAAATTGTGAATGGGTCTGTTTTTAAAACATTGGTTTTTGTCATCCCATTTTTTTTGATAAGCCTTCAATGCTTCAACTCCTTGATATGTTTTTTCTTTATCAAAATAACATTTAGGTAAAGTTTTTCTAACAGCTTCAATACCATCTTCAATAGATAATTTTGGAGCTATATCAAAAGATATACCTAATTCAAGAGCAGATTCCAACCTTGATTTTCCAAAAGCTCCTAACTCTCTAACTTTTATATCATGTGGAGCTATATGTCTATCATATTTATAAGGTTTGGAGTCTAGCAGGTCAGCATAGAAATCTAAGCCTTCTCCAGAGGATTCTTCATAATCAATCACTCTAATTTCATCTCCATGCTTTTGCACAAACCATATTGCGGTTGAATCTTTAAGACCCAAATCCCACCATGTTTCACAATCTAAGTTTGGATCATAAGGCACATCTGTAATCTTATTATTTTTTTGTAGGTCATCAATGATTGCACCATAGTAAGAACCAGTAATTGCCGCTTGAAATGAACACTCAAATTCCTGGTCGTATAAATCTTCTGACATCATTTCTTTAGCAGAGTTTAATTCATCTTGATCCAATATATCTGTTTCACTAGCTTTAAATACCCCAGTCCACCAATCCTTCTGCTTTTGAGCATCCTTATGTAATTTGTAAAAATAATTTTGTCCTTTAGGTGTTCCAATAAATATACACCATCCTTTTCGGTCTGCCAAAGCAGGTCTGATGATCTCAGGAAATATCGTTGGAGATAAACTTTGTGTTTCATCCATCACACATCCATCTAAGAAAATTCCTCTCAAGGCTTGATCGTTCTCAGCCCCCAAAATAGTTATTCTTGCACCATTAGGAAAATCGCATCTAAGTTCTGATTCATTAAATTTAACAAAAGGAATATTTTTACCAAAGGTTTTTATATAATCCCAAGCAGTTGCTTTACCTTGTTTAAATGTTGGACTTATAAAAGCGTATCTTGGATTAGGTTTTGGGTTTGTCAAAGCATCTCTAATCATGTGATTAATACACATTACAGTCTTGCCAGACCTTCTGTGTGCAACGATTACATTGAATCGGTGCTTTATCATTTCATTGTGCAAAAATTTTTGCAGTTTTCTAGGTGTATATGGAATTACAATTTCAGTCATTTTTAAATAAAACCCCCCTGTTAGTGAATAGTCGTATTTTCAGGGTAATTCAATTGATTAATTCCAAGCTCATCAAGCATGAAATCGCTAAAGTGTCTAGCATGGTGAAGATCATCAAAGCCATCAAAGTGTATTATTACAGATTCAGTAGATTCTGAAATAACAACTAATGCGTTTATTTTGTTTTTCTTTTTTTTTGGCATAAGAGGAACTCTTTGTTTAGATATATATACCTCCTAACGCTATTAACGCAAAGCGATTTTGTCAGGAAGGCAACACCCTTTTTAAAACCGCCCTTTTTTTAAAACTCTTTTAAGTTGGTACTGATAGTCATCTATTATTAGAACAAACAATAATTAGAATTTATTTAAATTAATAAACTTATTAATTGAAATTAACCTGACCTTATAAAAAAAATAAATAATGCCTCTATATAAGCCTGACGCAACTATGCGTTTAAAAGTTACAACATAAGTAGCTTTGCAAGTGTGTTAATATTGTTTTTATTGAATAAATTTAAATTAATCCTTAGACCATTTAACAATTAATGGCTTATTATCAGCGTTAGAAAGCTGTAATTTCTGAGCATTATCATTATATTTCGGCAATAATTTACTTGCTTTCCATCTATTTAAGTTTGTTATTTCCTTCAATAGATTAGTAATAGCTAGATCACCTTTGCCATTAGCCTTGAATTCATCAACAGTTTTATTCAACATATCTATATTATTAGATAATAAATAGTCTATTCCATCTTCTTTGGCTTCTTCATATAATTGTCTAATTTTTGGTTTTTTTCTCATTAACTTTCTTAAACCTTCATAAGACAGATTTTTATCATCTAGGACAGATTTAACAGACTTTCCCAAAGCAAGTTGTTCAAATACATCTTCAAGCGTCTTATTATCAAATTTAATTTTGTTCATATTATTTTATATTTAAGTATTGACAAGCTATTGACAATATAATAATAGTTTGTTATGTTTAATTTATACATAAAAAACAACTAAAAAGAAAGGTAAATTATGAATAAAGAACAAAAACAAATCAAGAAGATAATAGACAAAGCATATAGTGATCTTCATGTTTTAAGTAATATCACATGGACACCATATAGAGATGAGTTATTTGAGCTTAATAAAAAAGATGAGAAGCAACACAGGTTCAACAGACCTT